ATCATAAGCAGAGCAAAGAGCGCCGGTCGACAGAGACCGAGATGGGCAAGTTCCTCAAGCGTGTCGCGCCGTTGACACAGCAGATGACCGTCAACGGCACACGCGAGCGTTGGGTCACCGTTTCTCCGCTTGAATTTTGTCGCGCCGAGTGGCTCAAGACCGCAGGTTGGAAGTCAAACTATGCCTGGGACGACGACGCTGCAGAGCTAAGCGACACATGGGAACCACCCTCGCCGGCGACGGACGTCGACGAGATGTGAAGGGAGTTTGACTGAACGTCCGACTGAACAACCTGCATTGAACAACCTGAACAACCTGAACAACCTAATTTCTCATCCCGCCGCTCAAAGAGCCAACTTCCGCTATCCAAACGTAAAAGATTTGACTAACAAGTCGCGAGAGGCGTCGTCAGGTTGTTCAGGTTGTTCAGACTTGGACCGCGTGAATGCTACAGAGAACAACCTGAACAACTTGAACAACCTAATCAAAAAGGTATAAGGAATTAAATCTTGTAGTTGGAGGTCAGAGAGAAAGGAAGGAGAAAACACTATTTGGCTCTAACGGTTGAGGGTGTCGTTCAGGTTGCCAAGTCGTTCAGGTTGTTCAATTTACTCAAAAGTTTTACTGAAAAACAGACTGTTCAGCAGTCGGGATGTGTGATACGCTCCGCTCCAAGCCAGTGGCTGATGTCCTTGAAAAGATTCCGCTAGGTTCTGGTCCGCTCAGTCCTCGACAAGCGGCGTTCGTTCAGGAATACATCATCGATCTTAACGGTACGCAGGCGGCGATTCGTGCTGGCTACTCTCCGACTTCCGCAGGAGAGACAGGGTGTGAGCTTCTCAAATACCCTAACGTCGCTGCTGCGCTCGAGAAAGCGAAGGCTCAACGAGCTTCGCGCGTCGCTGTCACACAAGATTCTGTGCTGCATGAGATGTCATTGCTCGCCAACGCCTCCGTCGATCATTACTTCGTCGACGAGCACGGTGACTTGAAGGCGAAGCCTGAAGCTCCGGATGGTGCGATCAGAGCGGTGGCTTCCATCAAGAAGACGACGCGCATCGACAAGGACGACAACATTACCTACACCGTCGAGTTCAAGCTCTGGGACAAGCCAGGCTCGCTCAAGTTGATGGGTCGTCACATCAACCTCTTTCCTGACAGGGTCGAACATACAGGTGCCGGCGGCGGGCCGATCGAGACGGTGTCGAAGGTCGAACGAGTCGTCGTCGATCCTGCGGCAGAGAAAGTCTAGTGCCTCTCTACGAGTTTGAGTGCGTGAAGTGTCATCGTCACGTCGAGAAGTTCTTTTACACATATGATGCGATGATTCAGGGCAAGGACTGGGAGTGTCGGCAGGGCGGCTGCACTGGCTTTCTTCAGAAGCTCATGTCGGCGGTCGCCTTTCACGTGCGGGGCTTCAGCTCGGCGAATGGATACTCGGGCGGCCAGACATATGAGGTCAAGACCAAGGAAGAAGGCGTGCGGGTGATGGTCAAGTCGTGAGGGTTCGCTGTGCCTGTGGCGGTTCTCTCTACTATCGACGCTCTGGTTGGTTCGTCTGCGAGGCGTGTTGCTATTGGGTGCACTGGGCTGACATTCATCCGTTCATCGTGTGATGGGTCGCACTCTTCAGATTCCGACGGCGAGAGCTTACCTCCCCTTGCTCAAGCCGAGCAGGTACAAGGGGCTTTGGGGTGGCAGAGGATCGGGCAAGTCACATGAGTTCGCCGAGCTGCTGATAGACGACGCGTTGACGCATCCTGGACTTCGCGCAGTCTGCGTACGTGAGATTCAGAAGTCGCTCGAACAGTCCGTCAAGCGGTTGCTCGAAGACAAGATCAAGACGTACGCGTTAGAGAATCAGTTCAGGATGATGCAGAATCACATCGACACGCCTGGCGGTGGCATCTTCATCTTTCAAGGGATGCAGAACCACACTGCCGTGAGCATCAAGTCGCTCGAAGGCTATGACCGTGCCTGGGTGGAAGAGGCGCAGTCGTTGAGCGATACCTCGCTGACGCTGCTTCGTCCGACCATCCGCAAGGAGAATTCAGAAATTTGGTTCTCGTGGAATCCTGACAGCGCGACGGATCCGGTCGATCGCTTCCTGCGTGGCATCATCACGCCGCCCGATGCGATCGTCATCGGCACTACCTATCGCGACAATCCATGGTTCCCCGACGTGCTCCGCAAGGAGATGGAGTGGGATCGGACGAACGACCCAGACAAGTATGCACACGTGTGGGGCGGCGGCTACATTCGACACTCTGAGGCGCGAGTCTTCAAGAACTGGCGGATCGAAGAGTTCGAAGCACCATCTGATGCATCGTTCATGCTTGGCGCTGACTGGGGTTTCTCCGTCGATCCTTCGACGTTGATTCGTTCGTTCGAGCAGCGCGTAAATCCAGCAACTGGCGAAGCATGGCCCCGCAAGCGGCTCTATGTCACGCACGATCTCTATCAGGTAGGCGTCGAGATCGACTTCTTGCCGCGGTTCTTCGATGGTCTTGTCTGCGGATGTCGCATACAGGCTGACGGATCTCCGATGCCCGGTGGCTGTCCCGATCCCCAGAATCATGGATGGGCGAGATCCTGGCCCATCATCGCGGACTCCGCGCGTCCTGAGACGATCTCATACTTGCGCCGCAACGGCTACAGTCGCATGGAGTCGGCGAAGAAGGGTGCGAACTCCGTGAAGGAAGGCGTCATCTTTCTTCAGGGTTACGACATCATCATTCATCCTCGCTGTGTCCATACGATCGACGAGTTCACGATGTATTCGTACAAGAAGGACCCGCTGACCGACGTCATCATTCCGGTGCTCGAAGACAAGAAGAATCACATCATCGATCCGATTCGCTACTCGGTAGAGCAGCTGCGCGGCGCACTCGTCGTGCGAGAGGCGGTGTGGGGATGAAGATGTTCGCCATCTGTGTTTTGCTCTGCATGCCAGCGACAGCACTGGCGCAAGAGCCCCGCGTGCAACTCCCAACCGAGATGCAGCGCAAGGTCGCAGACGCCGCCTCTTGGGCGACGGCTCTCACCACGGTAGCTCTCGACACCAGAGCATCGTGGGACTGCCTCGATCGTCGTCGTTGCTTCACGACTCAAGGTGCTCGACTTGGCGTGACATATGGCGTGGTCTACTTGGTCAAGAAGATCGTATATCGCAAGCGTCCATGCTATCCAGACTGCGGCATCGACAATCCATTCTCGTCTTTCTACAGTGCGCACACCGCGCTGGCGTTCCAGTCGGTGGGTGGACCACGCTTGATGTTCACCATCCCTCTTTCCATCGGCACGGGCGGACTCCGCGTCGCCGCTGGCAAGCACTGGATCACCGACACGCTCGTTGGGGCGGGCGCGGGACTCATCACTTCAAGGATCAGGTGACACATGAGGAAGCTCCAGCGCTTCTCGATCGCCATCGTCATTGCATCACTCTCCGTCTCATGCGCCCTCCTGCGCATCAATCCGAACACGTCGGAGGTGCAGCAGGCGCGGGCTGCGGCCATCCAGATCTTTCAGGCAGTCGAGATGGCGGGCATCGCCCTCGAGCAAGTGCAGATCACCGAGATTCAGATGTTCGACGCCGGCAGGATCGAGCGCGAACCGCATCGCGTGTTCCAGTCGCGGCTATTGGTCACGGCGCGCATCGTCCGCACAGGGCTGAAGCAGATCCAGTCGGCGACCAGCAAGCCAGAGTTGAAGAACACCGTTAACTTGATCCTCGAGGATCTCAAGCATCTTCGAGATGACTTCTTGACCACATTTCCGCCCGCGGTGGGCGCTGGCTTGAACACGCTCATCTCGAGCTTGTCCATCGTGCTCTTGATTCTCTGAGGGAGATTCCATGATCACCGCTGAAGCAGTCGTCGCTGCCGTTCAAGTCGCACGTAAGCTCGTCGATGCGTGGCGTGGTCGCGCCAAGTTCGCTGACGGCACCACGCTGGAACAGTCGCATGTCGACGCCGCGTGGGCAAAGGCCGATGCTCCGTTCGAGAGGATCGAGGATCGAGCGAAGGCTGAGCTCGAGCGAACTGAAGGCGAGTGATGATCATCACGCTTGCCTCGGCTCTCATGCTCGCTGGCGTCGTGCTGCTTGTGACGCTTGTCTGGTCACTGCTCTCGTTGCGCAAGCATCACGTTCGGAGAGCATCGGGCTGGAAGGCGGTGCTCGCCTTCACGGTGGTGCTGGCGATGGTCGACGCATCGGACTTCGCGAGTGCGAGGCGACAGTCAACAATCCCTGCCGAGTGTCGAGCGAGCTTCGATCGGAGCTTCGACTACGCTTCGGCGCTGCTTACCGTCTCGCCATCTTACACGTGGGACACGACGAAGTGTCCGAACATCAAGGTGCCATATCGCATCGCAGCGAACGACGCTGCTGGCAACATAGGCGCCGTCACAGGCACGCTGTCGGTGTT